CCAAAACGCCACATCATCATCGTCATTGTATATGCCGCTAACTCCGGCTGTGACCTTCTGTAACTTGCCATTCTTGTAATTACCCAGTTGGATCATATTGGCCAATATCAGACCACCAAGAATATCCACAGATCCATCCTTGATCGCACTGGCGATATAATTGATTGACTGGAAACCGGCTGTTGCCTTGTCATTGTCAAGAATTGAAGGCTTCCAGTCAGTAGCGATGGTTCCACGCTCTAACTGAAGGTCACAAACGGTTGCGGTACCACTGAC